CTCAACGCCAGCGCCCACCCCATCAACTTCATGAACCACAGCATCTCTCGTCTTCCTCTCCTGCCCGCCCCATGCGGGCTGGCCTATAGGTAGGCCCGCTTCAACACCAGTCCGCCTGCCAGGTCGCGATCCGCAGAGACCGCGATCACGGTCAGGTACGTCGAACCATCGGGCGACAATTGATCGCCGACCGCGACTGCTTCATCCGGCGCGAGCGTCACCGACACTTCCGAGATCACCTGCTCGCCGCTCGCGTTGCGGACCAGCCTGCGCTTCTCCAGCCACCGGCCCTTCGTCTGGGTCGGAGCGCCGAAGGTCGGCTGCCCGTAGCCGTCGACACCAGAGCGCGACTTGCGCCAGATGCTCTGAGCGAGGTAGCTTCCGATCACCGCGAACTCCCTGGCGACCACTCGCCATCCGGTAGATCGGAGGTGGCGATGATGCCACCCCGCTCGATGAACGGTGCGAGCAGCATTCGCGCCTCTGTGCTAAGCAGCATCTGACTGGCCGCGCCGGACTCGTAGCTTTCACTCAGCCCGTCAACGGCGAAGCTCTTCACCCCCGCGGCCTGCAGAGAACGTCTGCGTTCCTGCTCCGCGCCGCTCGCCAATAGAGCCAGGGCCTCTTCGCATTGCGCCAGCTTCACCTGGTCCGGTATGGCGAAGGCGCCGTTTCGGTCGAGATCGCGCTGCCGCGGAAAGGACAGCGCCTGATCGGGAGCTGCAGGTGCCAGCGGGTCTGCAGGCCGGTCGAGCGCGTTCGGCAAGTCATACGGGAAGCCGTAGGGCCGCCGGTGCACCTGCAGTCGGTGGGCCTCGATCCGCCGACACGCGGTCAGCAGCGCCTTCTCCTGGTCGCTCTCGCTCGCGACATCCCAGGCCTCGCTCCGCAGACGTGTCGCGAAGTAGGCCTGGGCGTCCTCGAGCGAGAGATAGGAGTTGCTGGCCGCGCCGGCGATCGTGGCATCGAGCGCCATCTGCTAGCCCTCGACCTCCTCGATCTTGTCCGAGGCGTAGAAGAGCAGGTGAATCGCGTGCGCGGCCGCGAACGGCTTCGGCGTCTCCGGTACCACGAGCACGTGATCACCGTAACGCCAGCGCACCTCCTGGCCGGTCTTGCTCTTCAGGTACACAGTCAGGCCCGCAGTCGCGGCCTTCTCGAGGGCCTCCGTGCGCGCCGGTTCCTCCAGCGCCATCATCGCGGTGAGCTTGCCCACACGCGTGGGCGCCGGCGCGACCGCGGTTGCAGCCGGTGCGGGATTCTCCGCCGCCGAGGCCGCCGCAGCTTCCTTCACATCACTCTCGCCCTCAGTGGGCGCAAGCATCGTTTCCTGTCGCATCCTGTCCTCCATGATTGAGGTGGGGCCGGCCTGTGATGACCGGCCCCGAGTCCGTTACGTGCCGATGGCGATCCACTCGACCGACTTCTCGGCCGTGGCCGCAATCGGAGTGCAGTTATCTGAGGCGGTCGGCTTCCACGCCTTGAGATCGATGTGACCCGCGATGCCGCCGGGCGCGGCGCTCGCCCACAGGGCATCAGTGGACGGATCGCTTTTCAGGCTCCCGACCACCGCCACTACCGTCGCGAGTCCGGTATCCACGTCGGCCGTCCCGGTCACTGCGGCCTCGCCCCGGGCGAGCTTGTAGCCGGAGGCGGCCCCGAGCATCAGTGCCTGCAGCGCGGTCGCCAGCTTCGCGCTGGCAATGCCGCCGTCCTTCACCTGGAGAGTGTCGACAGCCGGATCGCCGAGAGCGGCGATTTCGACCGTGGTGTCATCCACCACTGCCATCAGGCTGCCGTCTGTGTCCTGGGCAAGACCGGAGCCCGCCACATCCGCGGCCACCTTAGCCTTGGTGACAGCGTCATCCGCGATCTCGGCAGTGCCGACCGACCCCGCGCTCAGCACCCCCTGGACGAAGTCATTCACCTTGTCGCCAAGGGAGACGGACTTCGCCGCCGGGCACATGTTGTTCAGGGCGTTCTTCTGCTGGTCAGTCAAAGCCATGCCTCACCCCCTTACTGCGCCAGGTCCTGCAGTGAACCCATGCGATACGGGTTCCGGCAGACAAGCTGGCTGTAGTGGGTGACCCAGATCACGTCCGAGTCCTTGGTCTTGGCCATCGGCTTGGCCTCGAAGTCCTTCAGGACCACGTATTCGAGAAGCGCCTCGTCCACGAAGTCCATCCGGGTCTGGGAGTAGCCGGGCACCTTGATGAGGGGGATGCCCTCGAAGTCGAGGGCCTGGTAGCCGCCCGTGAGGGAGACGGGGTTCTGCTGGCGGCGCTCAGCCCGCAGCAGATCGCCGTACTTGTACCACTGGGTCGAACCCGCGTAGATGGCGGTCACCCGCCCACCCCGCGCCTCCACCGTGGACTTCACCGTCCGCACAAGTTCCTCGGAGAGGTTCCGCGGGGTGCCGCCATTGGCGTTCACATAGGACTTCCACCAGGTGTAGGTGCCGCGATCCAGACCGCCGTAAGTGCCGGTATCGGCGATGGCGGCGAACAGCCCGGTGATGTCCTTGCCCGAGTTGCCGGTGCCGTCGGACATGAGCTGGGTGTTGATGTTGCCCCGCACGTCCGAGAGACCCAGGTCAAGCTCGGTGCGCAGCGCCGGCACGATCATGCCGCCGTTGTCACCCACTGCCTGGGCGAGACCGGAGACCTCCACCTCGACCTTGTTGAGCTTCCAGGTGAGGAAGGCTTTCTTGAAGCCCTGGTTCCCCGCGCCCGCGCCGGTATCGCCCTCTCCGTAGGACCCGGCGGAGCTGTTACCGGCATAGCGGACCGGCCAGCGCACGCCTTCGCCCACTCCCTGCTTCTGCTGGATACGGGTGAGCAGGAAGGTGTTGGTGTTGAGGGCCTCCACCCATGGCCCCTTGTAGAGCTGAACGATCAGTTCAGCCAGTGTCGTCGTGTTTGCAGGCATTCGTCATACACTCCTTGGTGCCGAAGCTAGCTGACCCCGGTGCGCAATGCTTGCTCCAGGCGGTCGCCGGCCTCGGCGAGAGTCTTTGGCGCAGGCGGCGTCTGGGGAGCCGGATTGCTCGCGGACCCGACGCTCTGCGCTTTCTGCTGCGGCGGAGGGATCAGGTAGGGCTTGTCCTTGACCAGCATCTCGACCAGCTCGTCGATGCCGGAGACCTTGCCCTCGTCATCAACCGCCACCATGGCAAAGCCCGGCAGCGACTTGGCGACAGTGAAGGCGACGTCGGGATCGACGATGCCCTTGGACTGGGCGGCGAGCAGGAAGCGGGAGCGGATGGCGTCGCTCTTGCGGCCAGTGCTCTCGGCCTCCCGCGCCTGGCGCTCCTTCTCGTAGAGCTCCTTGTAGCGGCTCTGCTCCTCGAGCGCCTTGCGGTCAGCCTCGGCCTGTGCGGACGCGATCTCGCCCAGCTTCTTCTCGGCCGTCTTGGCACGTGCGGTGAGCTGGCTGATGCGCTCCTTGACGGCGCCGGAGTAGGTGTCGTCCGTCATCTCCAGCGTGCCATCCTTGAGCAGCCGGTCGATCTGCTCCTGAGTCAGCTTGACCTGGATGCCCTTCGCCTGTCCGGCGGTGCCGGACTTGTCCTCGCTGCCTTTGGCAGCGGGGGTGTTCGCTGGCGGAGGCGTCTGTGTCTGGGTATCCGCGGCCTGGCTAGTCCCGGACTGGTCGCCGGTCTCGGACGCATTCTGCTGTCCGGCGCCCGACTGGTCGCTCGCCCCGCTCTGGCCCTGATTGTCGTCCTGCTGGTTCTCGGTTCCTTCGCCCATGATCGCTCCTTCATCCCGGTGGTATCGCCCCGCGGCGGAGATACCGGATATCGCTCCGGTCGGCGTCTGCGCCTGCCACCAAAACAAAAAGCGGGCGCCTCTGAAGGCCATGGCCCGAAAGCCACGAACCTCAGAAGCGCCCGCCGGATCTGCGAGATGATAGCAGGCGTTCTGTAAACTGACCCTATGCTATCGCACCCGGGTCACATGTCAATACCCTCTTTCCATACCCGCGGTCGGAAAGGAAGTCACGCAAGACGAGCAACGGCCCTTCGTCTGAGATCCCTCCGATATCGCCTCTGCAGCTCATGCTGGCGTGCGGTTCAGCAGTGCGAGCCGGCCGTTGAATGTGTTATACTGGCCCTACTAATAGGGTTCGAAGTAACATGGCGGCGACAAGACCGAATCCCGAGAGAGGGGACCGGAGGTCGCCAAGCCTTGGGCTCCGCTGTTGTAGAATGGCAGCCAGCCGCGCCTTGAAGAAACGTAGCTTGTTTCGCCTCCGTGGAGGATCTGCGCATGGCAACACTGCCCCAGCATGCGGGACTAAGGCGAATCAGAGACTTGTCAGTAGCGCTGGCGACGGTGTTAGCGGCGGTGTCGTGGTGTGGGGCAAGCGTCATTGCCGAGAAGATCGTTACACCTTCATATGTTGCCGTGCGCCTCAAGCCAGACGGCTGGCAGTTCTCTCTTTTGTACGCTGGCGCTCTGACCCCGGCTGCCCATTTCCGCACTTGTGGGCCGGTAGTCATGAACTGCCTCTACTTCAACACCGTGACAGGGGGAGTGGTTGGTGCTGTTCGGCAGGCGTCGACGAGCGTTGCTGATGACCGGGAGCGTTTCGGAACGGGATTTGTATGGGACGACCGGGGTTGGCAGCTCGTTCCCCCAGCGGACGTAGGTTCGTATGCAAACGGTTTCCAGGCTGGACCGACGTTGTTGCATCTGGGGCGAGTAGTGGCTGACTCCCAAGCGGAGAATCTACACCTCGATCCAGGTCGGCGTGCTCGCCGGATCGGCATCGGCCGCATGAAAGACGGATACACCCTGCTCGTTGCTACACGCGGATTGTACACTCTGGAGGGATTCGCGGGGCTCATGTCCCAACTAGGCGCATACGAGGCCGTCAACATGGACGGCGGCACGTCGGCGTTCATGTTTGTGGAAGGAACGGAGTGTATTCGTGCCGGCAGGTCTGTTCCCGCCGCCCTCGTCGTTGAGACGACGGAGCTGGATCCCAAGAGAACTGCCGTTGCACCTACTAACGTTAGCCTGCAGTCGGACGCACCCGATGCAGGGCAGACACTTGACGCGCTTGATCCGCCTGCTAACCCGCTCGCGCTCGGCCGACTGATCCCTGCCCAGCTGATAGTCGTCTTCTCAGTTGTCATTAGCCTTATCGTCGGCATAATCTTCCTGAAGGACAGAGTCAGAGGGATGGGCTGGTTCGTGCTCCTCTTTGTTGTCCTTCCCCTTGTCTGGCTCTGTTGGCCCTCTGTCACTGGTCCAGTGACAGGGATCGTAACTGTCGGAGAGCAACAGCCGTACCAGCCGCCAGTCGGGACCGGGCTGCCAGGCCGGAGGAATGCGCCGGTACTCCCAGCCATTGACGCACGCGCCAAGCAGATGGCACCTTCCCCCTCGGAGACCGCATTGAGTTTCTTCGAGGTGCCAGCCAAAGGCATGCGCGCTCAGACTAGGTCCTGCAGCTCCAGGCTGGCTTTGGAGCGCATCACATCCGATCCCGATGTGGAGATGGTGGTGTCTCCGGGGCTCTATGATACCGAGACTGGAAACGCGGTCCGCTCGGTGGGTTACTGCTGGGCCATCAGCCGCGACGGGTTTACGGTAACAAAGCGGAAGGGCATTCCCAGATCTGCTTCCGCCGGCGGCTTCGGCCCTGCCTATGTGGTCGACGGCGAGATCGCTCCAGATCCAGGCAAACAGGGCTTCACCAGTAGAGGAGGTCAGCTCGGCAGGCAGAGGCGGATCGCTATCATAGCCGAGGAGAGCGGCCAACTACTGATAGCAGTATCCCGCGACGCGGTGAGTCCAGATGAGTTTGCCCAGAGCCTGATGGCCCGCCCCAACATACGACAGGCTGTGGGGCTGTCGGGTGGGAAGCATCTAGCACTGTATGTCAATGGAACGTGGTATGCAAAGCCGCGCGAAGAGCTGCCACGTGTCTTGGTTTTCAGTTCGCATCGATGATGCAGACCTGATTTCGGATTCTTGGGAGAGACTGCTTCGCGCTACTTCGGGCTTTTCCGTGCAGTTGGACTGCGGCGTCCGCACACGCGGACTCTCAGACGGCACTTCGTACTCAACGGGCGTCCCTGAACTCCTTCCGGTACCTTCGCTGCAGCTCCGCCGGCGTCTTGTTCAACATCTCCGGCGGCGCTATCCCCTCCTTCTTCTCTTCCTCCGTCGCCAGCCGCGCGACAAATGGCGTCAACACGTGAACACACCGGGGGTGGAAGGGCGGGCCGCCGCCGATGGCGCTGATCGGCGGGTAGACGGGGTGGGGTTCGTCACCGATGCAGACAATGGCGTTCTCATAGTAGATGCAGAAGTCGGCCGCATGGTGGGCCGAGACCTGGGCGAGCTGGATGCCATGTTCACGGAGGCGGCTGATCGTCCCCTGGGTCATGGCCTCGCGCGTCGTCGTGCGTGCCACCATCTCTGAGTACCGATCGAGCGGCCAGTGGCGACCAAGCTTGTCGATGAAGTCAGGGCTTCCGGCGGCAGTCAGGCGCCGCTCGATCTCCCGGCTCACGTCAACTCGCGCCCGCCCCCCGACGATGCCCTGCGCGACCGAGAGCATTCCCTCCCTGCGGAACACGCCTTCGACACGACGACCGATCTGCTGTGCCGCGGCCGACATGACGTCGAGCATGGATTCCGTGATCGCGCTCACCGCCTCTCGATGCACCTGCGAGAAGACTTCGCGTTCCGTCCGCCCTGAGATGTGCGGGCCGCGAATGTTGATACCTGCGCGGCGATAGTCGGCGACGCGCCCGTCAACGAACTCCAAGCCCGCGCCATAGGCGCGAGGAATGTTCAACTCGATCCAAGCGGAGGCTTCGTCGTTCAGATCTGCGAGGATTGTCTGGTACTGGTGCAGCAGCGCGGCCGCGCGAGCACGCTGTCCCGCAAACGCCGCGGCGTCAGTCAGCACATCCATCATATCGGCTGCAGCATTTCGGTACAGAGCCGCGAGTGAATCCACCTCGCCGGAGAAGGCCTGTTGGAACTCCCTGACCTGTCGTCGGCTGATTGGCTGCGGCACTGCCGTTCCCCTCAGCGGTACTCGATCCGCAGATCACGTCCGCGGATGACGATGTCG